ATAGAAACTGGTATGTTGATGGAAGGATTTATTATCACAAACTTATTGATGTAAAAAATCCTCAAGAGGGAATACAAGAGTTAAGGCACATTGATGCCTTAAAAATGAGATATGTAAGGACAAAGAAAAAGAAAAATAGATTAGATATTAACATCACAAATGGAAGATCTGACGATCCCATGAATTTGGATTTTCCAGTTATTGATGAGTATTTTGAGTATAGTCCAAAGACTAGTGGATTAAATACACAAAATAATCCAACTGGTTCTATCAAAATTGCAAAAGATTCTATTGCATATTGTAGTTCTGGACTAGTTGATAGGAACAAAAATACTGTCCTATCATATCTACATAAATCAATCAAAGCAGTAAATCAACTTCGCATGATTGAAGATTCTCTTGTAATCTATAGATTATCAAGAGCACCAGAACGTCGTATTTTTTATATTGATGTTGGAAATCTACCAAAGGTAAAAGCAGAGCAATATCTCCGTGACGTAATGATGCGTTACAGAAACAAGTTAGTTTATGACGGAAGCACAGGGGAAATTAAAGATGATAAAAAATACATGTCAATGCTTGAAGATTTTTGGTTGCCTCGCAGAGAAGGCGGAAGGGGAACAGAAATCACAACTCTGCCAGGTGGCCAAAACCTTGGAGAAATCACTGATATTGAATACTTTAAGAAAAAACTATACAGAGCACTCAATGTTCCACCCTCAAGAATGGATGGAGAAGGTGGGTTTAACCTGGGTAGATCTTCTGAAATCTTAAGAGATGAACTTAAGTTTACTAAGTTTGTTGGTCGTTTAAGAAAAAGATTCTCAAATCTATTCAATGATATTTTGAGAACTCAACTTATTTTGAAAAATATTGTGACTCCCGAAGATTGGGAAAAGATGTCAGAACATATTCAATATGATTTCTTATATGACAATCACTTCTCAGAACTTAAGGATGCTGAGTTGATGACTGAGAGATTAAATCTTGCAGTGACTGCAGAACCTTATATTGGCAAATATTTTTCTCAAGATTACGTCAGAAGAAAAATCTTAAGACAGACTGATGAAGAAATCGTTGAACAAGATAAGTTAATCAAAAAAGAAATCAAAGATGGTGTTGTTCCTGATCCAAATGCACCAATAGATCCGGAAACTGGTATGCCTTTAGATGACACTATGAGTGGTGAAATGGGCGCAGTTCCTTTAGATCCAGGTATTAATGAAAAACCAGTAGAAACTCCCAAAGGAGGAGAAATATAAATAATATTATTGCAAATATAACATTAATCTATGGATGACTTAATCGACACGATCATTGCTGATAAATCTGCTTCTAGTGTCAGTGACAAAATCAAAGACGTTTTGTACTCAAAAGCGTCTGAAAGGGTGGATTCTTTAAAACCATCAGTAGCAACTTCTATTTTTGGTGATGAAGAATATGAAGATGGCACTGAAGAAGAATAAATATCTTAAAAAATAACTACGATGACACAAAGAACAAGACTGATTGCAGGAGAAACTGCATTAACAACATCCAGCGGTGATGTAAATACACTTTCAAATGCTACTTGCATTCGAGTATGGAACGGTCATACAGATATTGCAACTGTAAGCATTGGTAAAAGTACAGAATCTGGTTATTCAGGTATTACATCATTAACTATGGCATCTAAAACTGTTGAGTTTTTAGAAAAAGATGCACAAGATATTATTTGGTCAAATAATACTGCAGTATTGGCAGCAAAAGTAGCATTCACAAACTAATCCAATGAAACTAATCAGAGAAGAAATCGAAAAAGTTGAAGTTCTCAGAGAAGGAACTGGAAGAGAGGCAAAACTTTATATTAAAGGACCATTCCTACAAGCAGAATGTGTAAATCGTAATGGGCGTATGTATCCTATGCCCATTATGGAGAAAGAGGTAAAGCGTTATAACGAACAATATGTTCAAAAAGGACGTGCTCTTGGAGAGCTTGGTCATCCTGATGGTCCCACAGTAAACCTTGATAGAGTTTCACATAAAATTGTAGAGCTTTATAAAGTAGGTAATAACTTTGAAGGTAAGGCACAAATCCTTTCCACACCTATGGGTAAGATTGCAGAATCCTTACTCAAAGATGGTGTAACTCTTGGTGTTTCTTCTCGTGGTATTGGTTCTTTAGTTACTACTAAAGAAGGATATAAACAAGTTGGTGAAGATTTTATGTTGGCAACTGCTGCTGATATTGTTGCCGATCCATCTGCACCTGACGCTTTTGTTCAGGGAATTATGGAAGGAAAAGAATGGGTTTGGGATGGCGGTGTTCTTCGTGAAAAACTTGCCGAACAAACAAAACGCAGAATCAATACTCTTGTTGATCAAAGAAGATTAGAAGAGCATAAGATTGATCTCTTTAACAACTTTTTAAATTCACTATAGTATATATGTGTAAATCATTAAAATATAAATAAATATAGATTTAATACAGTTTAACGTAAATCGGAGAGTTTTAAATGTCTAGTGGAGAAAACTTACAAGAAATGGAAGTAGGCACTGCTCAATCCAAGACTGCCGTTAATTCTGGTGCTAAATCAGCAGATCCAATGCCTTCAGCAGGAAGCAATGCATCTGGTGTTTCAACTCCAGGTCAAACTGGTAGTTGGGAAGATTTAGGCGGTCCTACTCCAGAAAACTATAAGTCTGATGACGATTCAGCTAAGTTCAAAGAACCTTCACTTAAGACAGTGAATGATGTGGTAAAAAGAGGTGCTAAACCTGCTGAACCAATGCAAAAACTTACTGGAGCAGTTAAGGAAGAAGAAGAGATTGACGATGAAGTAATCTCTGAAGATGATGAAGTCGAAACCGAAGAGGATCAAGATTTTGTATCCGAAGAGGAAGTAGAGGAAGAAGAAGAAGCGATTACTGAAGAAGAGTATGACATCGAAGAAGATGTTAATGCTATTCTCGAAACTGACGAAGTAGAACTCTCCGAAGAGTTTAAAGAAAAAGCAAAACTAGTATTTGAATCTGCACTCAAGACTAAAGTTGGAGAAATCCAAGAAGCTCTTGAGATCAGATACGAAGAAAGACTCGCTGAAGAAGTTGCTGAAATCAAAGAAGCACTTCAAGAGCGTGTTGATTCTTATCTAGAGTATGTTGCTGATGAGTGGATTGCTGAAAATCAACTCTCAGTAGAGCAAGGTCTGAAAGAAGAACTCTCCGAGTCCTTCATGTCAGGTCTACGTGATCTTTTTGAAGCACATTATGTACACATCCCTGAAGATAAATATGATGTTCTAGATAGTATGACAGAAAAACTTGATGAAATGGAGACAAAACTCAACGAGCAGATTGAGAAGAATGTTTCCCTTAACAAGCGTCTCGCAGAGTCGGTTGCTGATGGAATCTTCGATGATATTGCAGAGGGTCTAGCATTCTCGCAAAAAGAAAAGCTCGCTTCACTTGCAGAAAGTGTTGAGTTTGGAAGTGAGACAGAATATCGTGAAAAGTTGGTAGCATTAAAGGAATCATATTTCCCAACAAAAAATGCTAACCACAAGGTGGTTTCTGAGAACCTAAGCGAAGAAGTAGAAACTCCAGAAGCTTATAGCAAAGAGATGGATGCTTACCTAGCAATGGTAAACAAAATCGCTAAAAACTGAAATCAACATTAAAACAAACACACTTTTAGAGGTACACGTAAATGTTCCATTCAGAGCATCTGCAGGAAAAGTGGGCACCCCTTCTAAATGCTGGTGATCCTATTAAGGATAACCACAGAAGAGCAGTAACCGCAGTCCTGCTAGAGAACCAAGAAAAATTCCTAAGAGAGCAACAAGCTTTCAACCAATCAGGATCATTCCTAACCGAATCACCAACTAACTCAGCTGGTACAGGTGGTTATACTGGAGCTTCCGCTGAAGGCGGTCCAGTTGCAGGTTTTGATCCAGTTCTGATTTCCCTAATCAGACGCTCCATGCCTAACTTGGTCGCATACGACCTCGCAGGCGTACAACCAATGAACGGTCCTACTGGACTAATCTTCGCAATGCGTTCACGCTACACTGATCAGAACGGTCAGGAAGCACTATTTGACGAATCAGATACTCGCTTCTCTGGTCAGAACGCTGCAGGTAGCCTTGCACAAACAGGTTATACCAGCCCAACAGGCGATGTTGGTATCGGTACTACCGCAGGAGCATCTGCTAACACTAACCCTGGTCTTCTAAACGCTTCTGGCGAATATAACGTTTCTGGTGGCATGAACACTGGAGATGCAGAAGGTCTAGGTTATGGCGATAACTCTGGTTTCAACGAGATGGCCTTCTCAATCGAGAAGATCACTGTTGCTGCAAAATCCAGAGCACTCAAAGCTGAGTATTCACTAGAACTAGCTCAAGACCTCAAGGCAATCCACGGTCTAAATGCTGAAGCAGAACTCGCTAATATTCTTTCTAGCGAGATCCTTGCTGAAATCAACCGTGAGGTTATCCGTAGCATCTACATCACTGCAGAAGCTGGTGCTCAGCAGAACGTTGCTACCGCAGGTTCATTCGACCTCGATGTTGACTCCAACGGTCGCTGGTCAGTTGAGAAGTTCAAAGGTCTACTCTTCCAAATCGAGCGCGATGCTAACCAGATCGCAACTAGAACTCGTAGAGGAAAGGGCAACATTATCCTCTGCTCTGCAGACGTTGCTTCCGCTCTAACCATGGCAGGTGTACTCGATTATACTCCTGCACTAAATGCAAACC